TTTCAAACGATATAAAACATTACTGCACTGAGTGTGGTGCAAAAATTACTAAAACTTCATTTAAATTCTGTCCTATCTGCGGCAATAAAATTTAAATTACTACATCATAAGATTTCAACCTAAGAAAGGAGGACATATGTCCTCCTTCTTTTATTTTATATCTAAATTTAATTAGATGATAGTTTCATCCCATGAATCAACTGCGATTGTCCATCCTGTAACTTTATAAAGATCAGTCGCATTGTAATCTAAATCAACAGCTGGTAGACCGGTTATCGGAAATACATTGTAACATTTCCATTGCCATACAGGTACGGTCTTTCTATTATATAGAGTTATTAACGCCCATGGGGCTGTATAATCTGCCTTAACACCTGTTCTACCTGTAAGAGGATCATAAACTAAATCACACCATTTTCTCAATGTTTTGACAACATATGGGCTGTTGTTTTTATCTAAGTTAACCTCAAAATCAAGAGTTACATCCATTGTAGTATCTCCAGGTGTTGCAGCTGCAAACCTTCTAGATGCCCATTTGTATTTCTGAACAGCTGGTGTTGTTGGGAATGTATGAGATTTTAACCCGCCAACCTTTTGAACATTCTCCAATAAAAGATTTGTATTCTCATCCGTAGATCCTATACCCGTAGGTAAAGAGATCTGGATGGTGAACATATTTTTATATACTGGTTCGAACATTTCTGAAGCAGCTCTAGAATTTCTAAAGTGTGCTAATCCGAAATTTCCTTGACTTTTGCTATCTGCCATGATATTTTATCTTTATTTTATTATTTTTAATTTATTATACTGCGGCAAATCCGCCAGATGAACGTTCATTAGTTGTTCTATTAACTGAAATTCTGTTTACAATTTTTGTTAAAGGATCGGTAATCCAAACATTTATATCGATAATCCCAATTCCATCAGCGATCAGATCAGCAGTGTTATTAGTTTCATCCATTATGATTTCATATTTGGTAAGTGCACCTGAATCTTTGATAGTTTGTAAGATAGGAGCTACTGAATTGTAGATATTTATACGTGTTAACTCATTGTTGTAGTCGAATACGTATTGTTGTAAAATTTCATCAACTTGTAGTTCAATGGTATTCAATAATTCTCTTACATGTAAATTGTTATAATCACTCTTAACTGTTTGGAATGCTGTTGCGTTTGAATATATCATGGTCTGACCACTCTTTGGTTTTTCAATGATTGAATTATATCCAATCGGTTCAAGACTATCACGGTCAATTTTGTCTAACATGTATTCTACACCAGCAACATTTGCGTTACCAATAATACCTGTTTTGTTAGCTATGACAGCATATGGGTCACCACCGATAAATTTCTGTATGTAACTATTAGATACATCAGCTGCTGGTGGAACACTTATCAATTTTCCGCTATCATTATATTTAAGGAACGGGCCGAATACGCCACAATATTTAGAACCATTTTCCTCTGAAGGTAATGAAAATCTGAAAGATCTTGGCATATCTGGATTACCACCAGTTGCAATCCAAGCTGTATTGAAAATTGGAACTGGGTCTACACCGGAGATAAATGTATCACAAAAATAAGGATTTTGAGATGTTGCAAACTGAGATAAAGCTGGTGCATTGATCAATGCAGTTGTTTTTCCTCTTTTCTTGGCAAGAGATGAAAGATACGCCTTACCACCCATTTCTGATTGAAGACCATATGCCATTGTGTCAACAATGTAACGATACTGGATCATATCTGGGTTTAACAATCCTCTTAAAATTCCACTGTCAAGTAACATTCCATAAATTTTCTTGACTCCTTCTTCTGCACTTACGGCTCCTGTTGTTGTAAATCCTGGTAAATGTCTATTGGTTAATTTCAAACCATTAAGAACTATAAAATCGTAAGATGAACATATTGATGGATCATCTATCGGTTTTTGAACTGAAACTGTTGTTGCTCCTGTACCGTTTAGGATAGGTTCGGCGGTTTCACATATATAAACACTACTATCATAATATTTATTGATAACATATGTAAGACTTGGTTGAATTACATTATTTGATTTTACAAGCGAACCCACAGTTATTAACTGATGATTTGATGAAGGATCAATAGTGAAAGTTTTTCCTGCATTAATTACGTTCGTTATAACTAAACTAGATTTCAATACATTAGTACTTACATCAATATTATAAGATAAAAATTTCTTAGTTATGTTTGCACCTGTAAAAGATGAAAGGTTATGACCTGTTAGGTCTATTTGATAAAATGAATTACCTAAAGATGTGTCATTTCCAAGTTCCCATGATGTAGCACCCCATTGTAATTGATCTAACGCCTGTTGGTTTATATTCATCAATACACCTGTCAAAGGAGTTGATGCATTAACGATAGTTTCAATATACTGTTCTGCTCCAGTTTTATCTTTGAAATCCGGTATTATACAACCTGTCCAAGAACCCACCATAGAAATCTGTGAAGCGTTCATGAAATTTGTCATTTGATCAACCTTTAAACCATTAACAGAAAAATATGTAGACCAGTAAGGATCAACAGCAAGACTTGTGTAATTTGACCAATCACCTTCTATTGCGATAACTTGGATGAAAAAATCCTTTATAAGATCATAAGGACGAATCCATTCATAAGGAATATTTCCAGCAGAACCAAACCAATCCTTAGCATAAACATTATACTGCTGAATAGTTGAAGCTTTTCTAACAATAAACGATATGTTTTTTGTACTTACATTTGCAAGTTGGATAAAAGGGGCGTTATAAATATCACCTACACCTAATTTATTTACGGCAACACCTTGAAGATAATCAGGATCTGCTGTCCAGAAACGCTCCCTATTGAAGAAATTTGAGAAAAGATCATTCTTTACTGGAGATATTGGAGATGGTGATCCGATTGTTGCACCGTTATTTACACTTGAATCTAATGATAATGTGACAAAGTCAACAACATCCTTGGAAGTTGGTGTAGTATCAACCTTTAAAAGGTTGATTGCAAAAACCGGTGCGGTTTGTAAACATGTCGTTATTGCCCTGTTGAAAAATGATCCTTTACGTTCAAGTTTTACATCATTTGTACCGTAGAATTTTTCTAAATCCTTGGTAGAACGAATAAAAACTGGAGCATTAAACGGACCGTTCATGGAAAACCCAGGTACCAGACGTAAAGATTGAGTCGTAACACTTATTCGTTCAGTGTTATCTATCTCTAATGTGTATACACCTGCTGATTTAAATTGGGAGATATCCAAAGTTGTCTTTGCCATAGTTATTTGTTATTTTCTTTAGATTATATATCCTCCAAAAAATAGGCATTTATTACTGTTTAAAAAATTATTTGGACCATGATGTTGACATAGAAGAATGTGAAGTTTGTGGGCCCATCAATTTTTCGATGTTTTTATATATTTCCTCTGGGTTAGAACCATACATAGCATCAAACAAACCATCATCTGTTTCCTCAGTTTCTTCTAATTTTTCCAATAATAACAGTATGAAACTTTTATTTTGAGATACAGGAAGATCTTCAATAAATTCTTCTAACATCCATTCATAAGTTTCGTCATTATATAGTCGTGAAACATTTAAAGATGACATAACCGCATCATCGTGACTACCTAATCCTTTATATTTTCCATTTTTATCTTTACCAAATGATGCAAATTCCAATATGGTATTGTGTTCAGAATTTATGATTAGATTATCACGTATCAAATTTTTACCAAGTTTACAATAGAATTCCTTATCAGTAGTTACCTTAAACCCCGGTTTCTTAGGAACTGGCGTTTGCCCAGGTATTGGTGTTGTGTGATTTGTATATAATATAACAGAATCTTCATATTTTGGGTGATTTTTGAAATGCGTAAGAAAATTCTTTCCATTAAAGTTCATTTCTATCAATAAAGTACACATTTCCAAACCTATCTGATCGAAAATCAATGATCTAGCTATCTTTGCACAAATCTCATCGTCTTTATTATTATCTCTGAAAAGACCAACTTGTACTAATTTAAACATATTTTTTAAATATAACTGGTCCTTTCTCAATCGTCTAAGTTGGACGATGCTTTTCATTTTAAGTTGGTATATATTTATGATATTATAGTCATTATCCTTTACCTCTTGATCCAATTTACCTTCGCCGGTATCAATTGAAAGTATGAACCTATCTGTGAGCGGGTCAAAATCTCTATTTATATCGAAATTTGGATGCCATTTGAGATTTCTATATAGTTCCTCATCAAGATCACATCTTTCAAGATCATCATACACAAAATCCTTCTCTATTCTTTTCATTAATGCAAGTTCCTTTCCAGCAAGAAGAAGTTTTGAATTTACAGTAAATTGTAATTCAAATTCTTGTGCAAATTCCTCTAATCCAAAGTCCAATTTCATTTGTTTCACCCAAGTTTCGTCATGTTCTGGAACCTCCCAATAGTCAACGCGGGTTGCAACAAATGAATTCTTTTCCTTGACAGCATTATCCCATATTTCAAAGAAAAGATTTGACATACCTGCGGGTGTCGATGTTATGATACATTGTGATATTAAAGATGATGATAAGGTAGGATAAACAGATCTCCAGAAATCTCTAGCGATACCATTTGGAATATGGGCAAATTCATCCATGTACATGACATGGATTGTAAAACCGATTTGTGCTGTTTTTGTAGTTGCTTGTGAAAATAATTGACATCCATTATCTAACCTCATCCCAAGAGCACCTATATTGTCTATTCCTGGTTTTAAAAAGAAAGGAAGATCCCTAAATATCAATGTCACTTTACTTACAATTTCAATTGCAGTAGCCTGTTTATTTGCCAATATTGATAGGTTTCTATCAGTGTGAAAACAAAGATACCACGCAAAAAAAGCTGAAATAGTAGTTGTATTATGAGAAATTATATCATTTGAATAAAATTCATGTTCTGGTGAATCAACTGAAACATCATACATGGATATCTTAAATGGTGATTTGTGTAGTATTAAAACATCAGAAATTCCAAATTTAGTTTGAATTTTATCGCCAATTTTTAAATCTTTAACAAATACTTGATTATAAAATTGATCAAACACTATATGATTGTCGGCACAATCAAGAGTTAACCCATTTTTTAATTTAAGATTATATAACCTGTAAGGTTGGGTTTTGTAGATATTCGTTATTGGTTTTAAACCTTGAGGTGTGTCAATTTTTAGATCATAAATTTCTATATCATCTATTATTTTTTTTGACATGTCATTTTCATCTAATGAAATATCTTTATACTCAATCTTTTCTATCATTTCAATAATGAAAAGTATTGAATATTTTAAGTATCTTTTAATTTTATTTTTCATAGATAAAGTCAACACATTTTTTTATAATCTCCTCAGGATTTTTATAATAATCAGATTCATTTATATGCAACACATTATAACCATTTTCGCATATAGATAAATCTCTTTCTAATTCTCTTTTAACGTTCTCTGGTTTAGATCTATGCCAATATACGCCATCAAATTCTATTATTTTATTTACATCTTTAACAAAAAAATCAGGCTTTATTATTTTATTATTTAATTCTAAATTATATTCATTATTTATTCCATTATCTAATATTTCCGCGAAAAAAATACTATTAAAATCATCCTTTATAATTCCGTATATAGATTTAAATAATATTTGTGAAATTTTTGAATAATTAGAATGTTTGTAATTTTTTTGCCATTTTATTTGTCTATCTTTCCAAATCCCCAATCCTTCCTCTTCACCATATTTATTGATACAATATACAAGTGAAAACTTTTTTGATTTTCTAAAAATTTTAGCTTCTTCCTCACTCATACCTTTATTGATAAAGTATTGTAATTCCCAAAAAGTTATTCTGTCTTTTAACGCTCTTTTCACAAAAATTGCTCTATCTTCTGCTGGTTTATTCAATCTTTCATAGAAAACTTGTGAAAATGGTGATCTTCCTTGTCTTGTTATCTCATCTGTTTTGGTTTTAGAGTTTATATTATTTTCACCCATCATTTGTTTTGATACCATTTGTCTGTATTTTTCTTCTTTCATATGTTTACCGGAATTAACACTAATATTATAAAGATCTTTATCACAGCACAAAGGAGACTCGGGAAATAATTTTTTATATTCTTCGGATGATATTTTATGAAATTTTTCTAAATGTTTACCGTAAATTCTTTGCACTTTAGAATTACAGAGATGACAGATGATATAATCGACTCCTTCAATTCCTTCTTGTTTTTCTCTAAGAACTGATTTATGTTTTTCTATAACACAATTTTGGCTACAGAATTTTTTTGCAATACCAAATCTTTCAAATTCTTTATTACAATATATGCATTTGGTTATATTTAATGATAACCCCATATTCCTTTTTAATTTATATATCTATGGCTTTATGACAAATTATTACCACTTATCTATGGAATGATAGGCTTTCATTAAAAATAATTTAACTTTTTCTAAGATTGTAAGATGAGATTTTTGTTTAAAATAGAGAAGATTTATAGGTATGAT